GTGGTATCTGTAGTGGTATCTACGCTTTCAACTTGAGGATCAAACATCTCCCAACGAGTCAAAGGCGCTTCTGCAGTTGATTGAGGAGTGTCTGGATAATTTAATGAGGAGCCGAACTGGCCCTTTTTTGTAGTGAATAACTCCTTCCAAGGATCACTGCCAATTTTATAATCAGTCCCGCTCTGTTTATATGTCCCAAGTTTGAGGGCCATGTCTTCAGCAGCGTGGGCCTGTCCAAAAGCTTCTTTTGATGTTGCCCCTCGTTTTCGCCAATATTCCGCCTGTTGCGCAGGAGTAAGTCCTGCTGGATGTTCATACTGACCAGCAAATAATGCATTTACATCCTTCCCTTGATTGAAAGCTTCTATTAATTTCCAAGCTGAAGCCAAATCGGGAGATAAATCTACATATGAGGAAGCGGTTTTTGGAGCAGCAACGCTCTCTGATGAAGAAGTAGAAGATGAAGAACTAACACCCGGAAGTCCACCGGAAGGTATATTCCTACTTTCTTTATGACCGTGTGAGGTATAATGCCATTTACCCCAATCTTCAAGAGATTTACTGGTTCCTAAACCATGCTTATCAACGTGAGCCTTTAATTGTGGGTTCGCTAGAACATAATCTGTATAACTTGCCATTTCTATCTCCTGATTCCTCTTGGGCTAAAATCTACAATAGCCCCTTGAAGTGTTATGGGTTTATCATATATAGAACTGTTACTGATAATAAGCCCCATATTTGTTCCTATTCCGTTAATCTTCACTCTCTCTGAAGCGACCACAGTAATTCCTGTGGAACTATTACTTATATCGGCCTCACTCCATTGGTCAGCGCTAACAGAAATAGAGTAATCACTAGACACTGGAGAAGTTTTTGGGGTGAAGGTCCCACCAAAATCATAGTCAGGTTTAACTGTTAGGGTTGTTGATGTATCAGCATTCACCTCTAAACCCAATTCTCTAAATCTTTTTCTGGAACCGGGTGAGTCATAATGGTAATAGGCTGTTCTAACAAAAGAGGAAACCGTTCCCCCATCAAAACTTGTTCCAGAATCTAGCCTTCTAACATAACCGTCATCGAATCCACCATATAAAACCTCAAAGCCATCGTCATCTTCAGCGGAAACCATGCATTTAATTTGATGGCTCATTGTAAAAGGCATTAACCCTTGATTCTTTTTATTTATAAAGGTCATCTCAACACCAGTCTTATCATCAAAATAAAGACGGTATTGATTCTTTCCTCTAACCCTTAGAGACCCAATAGCATTATCTTTTTTAGTTTGAATGTATGGGTCAATTTTATCGGAGGCAACCGCTGACTGGAAATCTCCAAAATATTGGACAGTAAAGATGGAAGTAATTCCTCGATCATCCAAGAAGAATGTCTGATCCATTTTTTGTAACGTGTAGGGAATTGCTCCAGCACCAGCATGAAACTTTCTAAGTTCCCAATCCGCAGAAGATGTACCATATAACATGTACGCGTCATTCTTAGTGAAGATGGACATAACATTGTTAACTTCAGTTGAGAACCCGCTGACATTATCTCCGATTCCTAATTCCGCAGCACCAGAAAGAGCGCTCCACTTATTGGGAGCAACAATACTAGAGTGTTGTATAGAACCATTAGGAAATGAAAGAAACAAATGTTTTTGGTGTGCTGTTATGTGTTCTGGGGTATCATCTTCCATGCCTGTCTGGAGAAAGATAAAGGTAGTGCCATCCCACGAAAATGCCCGACCAACTGTGTTGGCTCCATACATCGTTATTCCAGTAGTTTCTCCACGAAAATTATAATTCGCAAATTCATATTGCCCACCTGCTGGCAAAGTCTGAGAGTACTGAGTACCGTCAGCTTTAGCAACAGTAACATTACTTGGCTGACTACTTCCATTTACAGAGGCGTGATCAACTCCATTAATATTTATCGCCTCACCACTGCTCCATGTTCCAGTATTGTTTTTAACTGAGATATATCCTGCAGCATCTCCAGCAGCTATTGTGCCACTATTTATGGTAACGCTCGTAACTATAGCCGTCTTTCCAGAAGACGCTCCAGTAATAGTATCCCCTTCAGAAATCTCTAACGAACCGCTATTAAAAGCAAGCAACGGCATACTTAAGGTTTCGTTATCTACAAATGTTCCGGTTATATTAACCAGAACCATTATACCCGCTGCACCTGTTATCCAATCTCCGTGATAAGAGATTCCCATCAAGTCGCCTTGAGCGCCACCCGCGCCTACTATAGTTGTAGCAGTTCCAGAATCGCCGGGAACAGGCTCACCATCAGGTGAAGTCCCATCAAACTTTAATGCTGTTCCTAAATCTACCGCAGACCATCCGGTAGCGGTGGATTTATGCATCCCACCAGACGCTCCCCCGCTTTCGTTTCTAAAAGCATATATATTGTCGCCAAATACCCATACACCACGAACTGGTCCCTCTCCGGGTACAATATTAATAAGACTTCTTTGATCTTCAATAGCCGATTGCAGTTCAGGAACAAGAGACGAATCTACAGTAGCATCCCTTAGTACAGGGGGGCCATAAGAGAGAGCAGTTGCGAGAATCCCCATTAACCAACCCTAAACACAGATAATTGTCCATAGTGCATCTGAAAATTCTCAGAGTTAGTTGCATGTCCATTCTTAACTTGCGCTAACACATCTGTATAATCAGTATGACCAGTAGTATCAATTATTCCAGAAGCAGATACCATATTCTCTAAGGTAGCAACCACCCTTTGAACTGCTGCGTCATAACCGGGATATGTAACAGAGCCTCCATCTGCCTGAGTTGCAATCCTAAATGTCCATATTACGGTATCAGTTCCAGTTTGAGCGAAACTGACCCCCATATTAACCATATAGAATCCTTTGTCGTATATCCTGATTCTGTCATTAGCAAAGTCTGCATCAGAACCTACTGTAGTAGCCGTTACACTTCCTGTATCATCAGGACCGTTAGCCCCGACTGAATCAGCATTCCAATCTATTGTTGCCGTTGCTGTTGATGCTACCGCCTGACTTGCTGGTGTTCCTGATGGTGAATATATAGTCGCATATCCACCCATCCCAGATTCTACGAACTGTCTAACCATCTGGGCTGTAATAGCCCCGGTAGTATTATCCGCAAAACTTGTTCCTGTTAAAGTCGATCTTTCTTTTCTTAACGCTGTTGGTGTTCCCATTAGCCATACTCCACATTAAATGCGCTACCAAAAGCGCTGTCTTTATTTAAAAAATACATTGTCTCCCCGTCTTGAAGTGTGCCACTTACAATAGTAAAGTAGATATATCCCTCTGCATCCGAATTTGAAAACGATCCAGAAGAAGAATCCCCTGTAATATCTTCAACACTTACTTGCAATATTGATCCTATTGCCCCACTCGTCTCTCCTTTTACCAAATCACCCTTAGACGGAACCTGCATATCAAATGCTGCACTAAAAGAATTATTAAATACTGAATCACGAGCGGTGCCAATCGTAAATGGAATTCTATAGTAAGTAATTTCTGAGGGAAGAGTCTGCCCATCAAACCTTTCATACCCATCAATTCTTCTATATCTTCCACGAATATCTATTTCAAAATTATTCCCAGCTATTAATTCTCCCGGCTCCAAAGATAGAGACGGGTCAACCATATTTACACCGCCTTCAAATGGGAAATAAGTAGATTGAAGTCTACTTTTATTTATATCTCTGCTTCTTAGTTTGCTCATTCTGGACGCACCACAAAATTAAACATATCTTGAGCAGAAGAAAATCTCCTATTCTTTTGACGCACAAGTTGATCTGCTTCTAGTTTATCCAGCAAGTCTTCAAACTCAGACAGAGAGCCAACCATAATTTCCGGAGCGTCCTCATTCTCCGCGTAATACATTTTGGCTCTGGCTATAATTATCTTATGAAATCTAGCTGGGATAGCAGATACATTATCATCTGCGTTTGTAGCTGGAGATATAACAGTACTCATCACAACTGGTGTTCTCCAATATTCAGCTGAAACTACAGTTGCTGAGTTAGGAGTTGGATATAAATCAAGATTGCCATCTGGTTTTATAGTGAAGACTTCTGGAACATCAGAGTCAACTGTCCCGTACTTGTAATTTTCCCTGTATTCATTCCACTCCACATATTCTAAAATCTGATACGAATCGGAACTTTTATCCCATACAATGGAATCTAGTTTCCAGTTTCCTAATGGACCAATGGTGGATGTACCGGGAAACCCAGTGTTAGAAGATGAAAGCGTAGAAGTCCCACTTATGGCAGTAATAGAAGCCTCAGACCAAAGAAAATCCCAATCGAACCATCGACTTTGTATGTCTTGATCGGCTTGATTGATATAACGTATTACAGAAATCTCTTCTTCAGACAAGGTTGTTGTAACTGTAGTAGATGGACCTGTTCCGGGTATGCCCACATCTCTTGCCATGTCTTGGCATAAGACTAAAAACGTACTCATTTAAGATTTCCTGATATAGCATCAGCTACATCTTCTAGTTTAATATTAACCGCGCACATCGCTCCTCCAGTAGTTTCATCCCTATAACAGGTATCAAAACCATAATGCATTTTATGACAAGGGAAACAGTAATTTTCATACAACTCAGGCTCTAGGGAAGTGGTATTTTTCCAATGCTTGGATAAGTTCTCTTTTGAAGAATGAGAAAGCATTACTACCTTATGGCAATCTAAAGTTGAGGCTGCATTAAGAACCCCTGTTTCAGGGCCAACGACCACATCGCACTCATGTAAAAAAGCTAGAGTCCTTCTTATGGACCACTCCCCTGATTTAGTTATGACACGAGGTTCTTCTTCCCAACCCGCTTCAAGTATCTGGCAAAGGTCATCGCCTATAGTAATAAAAGAAACATCTTCTCTTTCAGAAAGAATTTTTGCTATAGCAGCATCCGTCCAAGGGTAAACCTTATGAACAGAAGAGCCAGATAATGCCCAAAGGACAACATTCTTTGTTTTTATCTTTTTTCTAGTTGACGAAGCCCATGTTTTCTCTTTTTTGGTAGGATAAAACTTGGGAAGAAACTTATGTGGAAGTCCAGCAAGATCATGCGTTCTTTCCATATAATTTACATTACACTCTTCATGAAGCTTTTCCTTGCTCCATTTAAATTTAGGGCTACCCGGAATAAAGGTTTCCTCCCCTCTTATTATTTCTGTCCTTGCAGGAACAACAAGAAGAGCGCCTTCTATAGATTCAGATAACTGAACAAAATGATGGAAGCATTTAGTGATACGATCCCAATATTCGTTTAAGCAATCATTGGGAACCTGATCCGTTTTCTGTAAAAGTATTTCATCTACATGAGGGTCAGTCCTTACAATATCATAGCCTCTTTCAGTGACATTTACACATACCTTATAACCCCTCTCTTTGAAAAGGGGGAATAAAGAAGACACTTGAATCATATCTCCGAATCCACCGTAGCGAACAATGCATACAGTTTTTTCGGAACGTCTACCCCCCACATCTTGTGGAGTCAATTCGTCCCATTCCTTGGACGGCAGGGTAATTAATTTCAAATCAGAATTCTAAATTCCATGAACCAACCATGTCACCTTCAACATTGACCATATTATTAGACCGCTTCTGCGCTCTTGCAAAATCATCGCTTCTTTCGTCAGACATTTCTTCCATCGTGTAATATCCGCGCCCAGCAGCCGTAGAATCTCCATAAGCTTCTTTGGGTGAAGTAGGCTTTACTTTACCAAAGACATAAGCCGTTACTTCATTTATTGATCCAGCCATAATTCCTCCAAAAGGATTGGGGGGCTAACGCCCCCCTTTCCTATTTATTTAGCAGAAAGTAAACTTACCCTTTGGTGTGGATACAGTTTTCCTTACTACTCCGATCGGCATCTGATTCGGCCCATGTGAATCTAGCGCCAAAGAAGCCGGAGACTCCTTCGCTACCACATCCAATGAAGACAAACCGTTTGCCGGGATTTTACCACTTGCACTATGTGCTTTTGCCATATTGCCTCCTAGTACCACTGGACCATGATCTGAACATATGCCTTACCAGCGGGCGTACCTCCAGTTGGGGCTTTTAGCGTCAAGTGAATATCAGTATCTGCCGGAAGGGCTGCTAATACTAAATCAGCTGCTGTATCCGTCATTCGCTGTTCATCACCGTCGGCAAGAGTCCCTAGACCCATTGCTACATATTGCGCACCCGCAGCTGAAGAACCTATATTGACTGCTGCCTCAGTAGTGACGGCATTGAATGTCTCATAGGCAATAACCTCGACTTCTTCTACAGTCCCTTGTTTACCAGAGGGACCACGGAAAATTAAGGCTTCAGTTGCAGCACCAAAATCATGATTATAAGTGAAGCAATAAGAAGTTGGATTAGAATAACTCATAATATTTCTCCTTTATGCTGCGCTATCCCAAATCACGATGCGTGACTGGGCTGCTTGTGTGTGAACGATACCGAAACCACCTAAGTAGTACCAAGCTATGCCACGATCCCTTCCGTAATCACCGGGAATTTTCCCTCTGATTTCTTCTGGAACCGCAACCGCTTCGGCTACGGTATCTTCGCCAAAGAAGACTGCCCAGTCAGACTTAGCATTCGTCCAAGCAGTAGCAGCAGTACCAATGCTACCTTTGGCTTTATGCGTCTGTTCGACAAAGCGAACTCCTTCATACCTTCCAATCTCACCATTCATGATCATACGGAAACCCTGATCAACATACTGCTTGATCGTTTCAATATCATCTTTGAATGCTCTCCACGTTGTGGGCCACGCAAGACCGTAATAATCATCTCCAGTGTAAGCTGGGATGTTACGTTCTTTCATGATATCCACAAGGGATTTAATGTGCAAGCTACCAAGTGCAATATCATTGGTAATAGCACATACGCTATTGGTGGTTAACGTAAGCGCAGAAGTGCCTGTACCGCCCGTAGGCGCAACACGCAATGCAGCTTTGTTAAACTCCGTAGCAGCAAGATTATCAAATGCTTTTTTGGCATCTGTTTTTAGCACCTTCCTAATAACTTCCGACACTGGCTGCTCAGACAGATCATCCAATTTACCAGTCCAAGGAACAGAGTTCCCTGCTTCGGTAATGGTCATCGTACCTTGAGCAATCGTGAAGGATGTTTCAGGAATAGTACTGGTTTCAACGAGGGTGGAACCCTGAGTCCCAACATCGCTGAACACGTTCCAGTGGAATGTATCACCTCTATGCAAACCCTGATGGGCTGCATCTTTGACATCACAGAACTGTCTAAATTTGACAATAGGCTGCACTGCCATCCTCAATTGACGACTGAGGTTTAAGGCATACATATAACCACCAGAGGTGTTAACGGACCATACTTGTCCCGCCATTTTTACATCTCCTTAGATTATTGTTGTAAAACTTGGCCTCGTGCTTGTTTCATTTCATTGATGATATCCTGCGTCGATTGTGGCGCAGGTTCATCTTCACCAATTCTTGAAGAAGCACTAGCCGACTTAGGCTGTTGCACTATTTTTCTTTTGCGCGTAGCCCTTTCGTTTTTTTCTGGGGAAAGATACTCTTTCGCCCATTGTCGCGTTGTTTCAGCAGCTTCCTGTATAATCTGTTGTGGAGACCAATCCGGGTGTTCGCGGGTAAGGTCTATAGTTCGATTATCAGCGATAGAACGCAACTCTGTAACTCCAGCAATATCCGGATACTCACCATCAAACCATTTCACTGCATCTTCCATGGATTTTTGATAAGCCCATTGCTGTTGTCTCTCAGATTGCGCACGCTGCTGCGCTATGGTTCTTCCTAGAACCTCATGCACTACCTCTTCAACATTCTGGGTGGCAGGTTGACTACGCCCTCTGTTTGTCAAGGCTTTAAACAATTCTGCGGCTTTATCCGCATCATCTTCATAAAGAGCCTCATGATACTTCTTTATTAAATCAGGAGAATCATCCGGTTGCTCTTGTGCCGGTTCCGCGTCTTGCGATGGCGGGGGTTGTTGCTCTGCCTGTTGGCGTTGCATTTGTTGAACATAAGCATTCAATTGCGCCTCTCGGTGCTGGATACGACGAGCGTATTCAGCAGCCTCCTCAAAGCGTTTTTGAGATGCTTTATCTTTTTGGTGAGAAGATTTAAGATCATCAAAGGGTACTCTAATATCCTCACCATCCACTTTTACGTTAGTATACCAAACTCCCCCATCTTTAAAAAATGGGGATTCACTATCTACCGTTACAACTTCTTCAAGTTCTTCAGTTTCTTCAGGTTCTTCATGTTCTTCAGAAGGAAGAACTACATTAGCTTCTTGCTCAAACTCTTCGTTGCGTTTAGCTATGAGTTCTTCCATAGCTTGTTCTCTAGGGGAAAGGTACTCTTCCTCAGAAGACTCTTTTTCTACAAACTCTTCTTGAGCCTCTTCAGATTCATCTTTGTATCCTTGCCCAACTTCTTCTTCTGTTGCATCCGATTGGGTAGCATCATTTTCAGCCATTTTTACTTTACCTTCATATTTCACCTGTATCTTTGTATTTAGCAATCGCTTCCGCTTGTTCTCCCTCATTTATAATCGCATCCAGCCAATGAAGTAGCTTTAATGGGGTAGCGACACTATCTGCAATTTTACGGTACTGTTTAAGTTCCTCTTCTGAAGAACCTACCCACTCCCGCATTGACATTTTTTCAAGTCCTAAGATGCCATCTCGGTAATCTTGTAATGACTTTTGAAGAATTGCCAATCCAGTAGGAGTTCTTACAAATTCTTTCGTTTTTGCTGCAACACGCACACGCTTTATAAGGTCTTCAGTATCGACCTCTGCCGGGTTGTAATAATCAAAACTCATCCTGCAGCATATGGAATCTTGTTATATTCCCCTCTTTCTATTACCCCAGCTTTCCCTGTTGCCCTTAATTCTAATTCTCTTTCCAAGTCTTTTTCATCCATTTCGCTAAGAAGAGCCTCGCGTTGAAGTAACAATTCGCCGCGCTTAGTTATAGAATCTTGCTGTTTTATTTCAGCCTCTCTTATGTCTGTCTGCTGGGCTATCAATTCTCTCTGAATGTCAGATTGCGCTCTAATTTGAGCAACTTCCTTATCACCCTCAGACTTAACCTGCTCAATCTGCATACGTCCCTGCGTCTTCTGCTGATCAGTTTCTATAATAGCTTGTAATTCCTGAAGCTGTTGTTGGAGTTGCTGAATTTGAGGATCATCACCTTCTTCATTAATAAATCTTGACCCGTCCTTATAACCAAGCTGACCAAATACTTCTTTAGTTACCTCGGAAAAGTTTATTCTTTCAGGTATTCCGGGGAACTGGGCAAGAGTATTTATACCAAACAAAAGGCTTTGAACCTTTCTCATTGGATCAGTAGCGTTTAAACCAACATTCACCTTAAGCAAAACATCCTGTCTAAGAAGTTCATCCATCATCTCATCAGTTTCAAATTTAGGAAGAAGGGACTCAGCTTCTTTCCCTGCTACAGCAAGAATAATTGGACTGGTTTCATAATACTGCTCCAAGCGTAATAACTGCTTAAGAGTCTTTTCTACCCAAGTCTCTGAGAAAGTCCTCAAAACATACTCCGCTATAGTGCTGCTATTTCCAGCTAGGAGATTCATACCCCCTACTGTCTCATTCAGATTTCTAGCACCCTGAACAGTAGAGGTAGAGAAATTACCTTGGAGTTCATCGAAATCCATATTGATGCGATCCTGTTCTGCATAAGCAGAGCCAGTAACATCCCTTGTTTCGACAACTCTAACATCCTGATCAGGGTCATCCATCTCTACAGCGCCACCGGGAACAGACCTAAACAATGCGTCTAAATCAATATTGCGATCTCTGCGAATATGGTATCGCTTGTTCATCGCTAACTTGACATTATCAAACCTTTGGTTCCAAATATCGTTAGCTGCAGCCTGAAGTTCTTCTGTAAGTTCAACAGTACCTGACGGATAAATCTTATGGGCTTCTAAATTAACACAACCCATCACATAAGGACGCTCTTCCTCTCTTAACCAAGGATACATTTCTTTCAATGGTATCGGGTCAGTTAACATATATTCTGATCCAGCTGTATAGTAACAGTGATCAATACCTTCTATCTTTACAATATTTTTATGAACCCAAATAATCCAGAAATCCTGAAGATCGCTTGAAACAAAATCATTCTCTTTGGGGTCCATTCGAGGTTCATCACGAACCAATCTAGTAGCATTATCTGTTTCATTTTGATCTGAAGTAGATAACAATTCCTCATCAGTTACTTCCAGCCACTCTCCAGAATCTATTTTACCCCGTATGTCCTGAAGGTACATTGGAATAAGATGAATAATGTAAGGGGTAGATTTGATTGGATCAGCCCAGTCTGCTGCTGGATCAATTCTAATATTCTCAGGAGAAATAAGTTCAATTACAGGATGGTCTTTTACCGCAGTAATTTGCTCATGTACTCGAGGTTCTCCAAGTTCATCTGTAATTGGTTGATTCTTACCGTCTACCTCAATATATGATTCCTTATTTTCTGCAAAATCCCAGTACTGATGAGAGACGCAAATACCTTGAACAGCTGCGTCCTGAAGAGCAGCGGTCATGGTCTGAAACCAAGGTATAGTATTAGTAAGTCTATACTGCATTATAGACTGAGCAACCACAGCACCAGCTGCCTGAAGACTGTCATTAGGATTAGCTGGCTCTATGCTTACGACATCTTCATTAGTAAAGAAAGCTACAGTCATCGCAGCCTGAAGATTTCTTACAGCCGTTCTTGTTTTTGGCCTAAAGAAACTAGATCGTTTTTCATATGCTTTTGTATTATATTTAGAACCGGGCGGATGATTGCTGTTAAAA